TAGCAAGCTCGCCTGGAAACTTGGGAGTTTCCAACGGGGGACCAGTCCGTTGCGCCGTCCTTTGGACTAAAATTAGGGGAAGATGTGCCTGCGGGTCAAGGAGATACATCTCTTGACTCAATCGCTGGGCCTTGAGGACGCCACTTCCCATTGACGCCATTTGGTTTAGACATAGCGGTAGGGTTTTCCTTCTGAATGATATTTACGTAAACGTTCGCGGTGGCAAGTGCGACACCGCAATCTTATGCCCCCAGTTCGGTGGTCTATTTCTACAAAGGCATCGTGGCGGGGATGTCCTTTGTGGCACTTGCGTCTTTTTAGGCGGGCCGTTCGCCGATGGAGAGGTTCGTCCTTTTTATTCACAAGAGCGTCTCCCGGTCATAGGATCCAATTCGCAGGAATCGTATTCTATGTCGGGAATGGACGGCTCATCAGATTCTGAATCTGATAATAAGGCACCGCGCTTTCCGGCGATGTTGAATGTAGAGCAGCCTTTGCCGCCCTTTTCCCATACGGTCTGGTAGATGCCCTTAAAATCTTCCCAGGGCATTTTGCGACCGTCCATGTTGATGGTTTTGGAGGCCGCCGAATCTAAATACTTTTGAGCGGTGATTAACACATTTAGGTGTTCTTGGGCGGTCACATCTGAGGCTAATTTGCCTTTGGTGTTTAGGAACTTGGACCCGTAGTCTTCGAGGGTTTCAATCGCCTGACCTGTGGGCGTATTGATGGGTCGTTCCTGCCGGTAGGCAAACACAGGTTCCAACGCCGAACTAACATTGTCTGCACACAAACTAATGGTTCCTGTGGGAGCAATACTTGTCAAATGGGAGTTGCGGATGCCGTAAGTTTTAATTTGGGCGCGCACTTTGTCGGGGAGGGTTTTGACGTATTCGCCCTGTAGATATCGTTCGGCGTCAAACAATGGAAAGGGGCCTTTTTCTTCGGCCAATATAGAACTGGCCATGTACGCCTCGTTGTTTATGATGCTGAGGACTCGGGCCTGGAATGTACGGAATTCGGCGCTTCCGTAGGAATGGCCTAGTGCTTCGCCGGTATTGGCCAGCCCTGTAATTCCTATTCCCATTCGTCTTTTGGTTATGGCTTCGGCTTTTTGTTCGGCCAAGGGGTAACGGGTCTTGTCTATTACGTTGTCTAAGGCCCGGACAATAGGGGGAATGTCGTGGGCTAGGAGTTCGTAATCGAAGGTCCAGGGACTTTGACCTACGAGGACGGGTTGACGAGAGAGATATTTTACTAGGTTGAAGGAACCTAAAAGACACGCACCGTATGGGGGCAAGGGTTGTTCTGAACAAGGGTTTGTACTTGCGATTGTTTCACAATAGTATAGGTTATTCATTCGGTTTATGGTGTCGATGAATACGACGCCGGGTTCGGCCCAGTCCCATGTGCTGCGCATTAGGTTTTCCCACAATTCGAGGGCGTTTACATATCTGTAGTTTTTGCCGTTCCATCTTAGGGGGAATTCTTCGCCCGATTGGATGGCTTCCATAAACTGGTCTGTTACGGCGACGCTTATATTAAATCCCACCAACTTGTCGCGGTTGTTTTTAGCATGGATGAACTCTTCAATGTCTGGATGGTCAATGCGTAGGATACCCATCTGGGCGCCTCGCCTGTGGCCAGAGGATGCAGTGGCCAGACATACAGCGTCGTAGATGTGCATAAAAGAAACGGGACCACTAGATTGGCTTTGTAGTTTAGCAACCAGTTCTCCCCGTGGACGTAGTGTTGAAAAGTCATAACCGATCCCACCTCCCATACGCATTGTGGCTGCGGCCTCCTTGGCCCTATCCATTATAGAGCCGGGGCCTTCAACAAACGAATCACTTATGGTTCCACTCACATAACAATTGTGTGAGGTGACGTGTTTGGAAGAGCCTATTGCGGATTGTATGCGCCCGCCGGGTAAAAATCTTTGATCTAGGAGGATTTCTCGGGTTTGGTGGTAGTGGTTATCGGAATCTTTGAGGCCGAATGCAACTCGGTTCATGGATTCGCGGAAGTCTTCGCCCGGTGAACGATACTTCATTGCGTGTAGACGATCGGCGGCTTGTGTCTGTGGTCCCATGTCTAAGGGTTCCTTTTAGAGGTTAGGACTGGATGCCATCAATTGTTCGATCATGTATTGAGGGTTGGAGGAGTTTTGGATTATGATGTCGGGTTTGATGAGGGGGTATTCTTGCTCTGAGATGTGGTCTCCGGGGCCGTATCCTTCGCGGTCTAGTTTTAGGATTTTGGCGTCGAGGTTTTTGAGGGAGCGGGATTCGCTTAGGAATCTTACATCATCTACCACGATGTGGGGGTGGCCTTGGGATTGAAGATTTTGAATAGTATTGATGCAGATTGTGGTCCAGAAGTTGGGGTCCATGTTTAGGCGGCCCCATTCTGTACCTAGGGTTTGCATTGCGTAGCGGGGGGAACGGTTTGAGAAGTATGGGGAGGGTTCCTCCTTTAAATGACCATGCAACATGGCCTCGATTAGGTGTTCGGGGCATTCTTGAGCATATAAAAGACTTCGGAGCATGTCTCGTAGAGGGTCTGCGAGGCTGATGCGGCGGAAGTCTAATTGGGCGCTTAGAAGACGCGCCAATGTGGTTTTGCCGCTTTGTTTGGGGCCGATGAGTCCTAGGATCATGAGTTTTTACTCGGTGCGGGGTTTTGGGATGAAGGTTCCGTCGGTGCCTTTGCGAATTATTCCGGTCCTGTAAGCGGTGTCTATGAGGCGTCCGATACGGTCACTGGTTACTTTATCGCTCAAAAAGGTCCAGAGGACTTCGTCTTTGAGGGGTTTTCTTTTGTCATGTACGACGGAGGCCCATATTGCGTAGGTATATTGGTGGAGGTCTTGCATCAATTGAGCATCTGACTTTTGTCTCATGGCCTTGAAAACGTCAGGCATGGTGAGTTCGGCGTCTAGGAGCCATTTCTTGGCGCGTTCAAAATCTTCTAGTTCGACGGTGAGTTTTTTGTGTCGGGAAACGGCGGCGATCATGGAGAGTTTTAGGACATGGGCTTCGCGACGCCCCAAGTAGTGGACTAGGCGTCCATAATCAGGTTTTGGGGGAAGCCCTTCACTGAACCATTTGTTGAGGGCTAGTTGGGCGTCATCTGACCACAAGAATTCGCCGCTCATTTTGAATATTTGGTTGAGATCTTGTTGGAGGATTTGGTAATTAGTCTTAGGTCTTTTGGCAAAAACGTCGCGGTCTGGGTTCTCGACCTTGGCACCGTAAATGAACATAAGTCTGGACGTAAAGCCTTGGCCCCAGGCACTCTCGGGTAGGAGATCAGCTAGGAAGTCTGGGGTCACTCCCGCCAGGATATTAACGGTTGGTTTGTCTATGTCGATGGAATTTGTGCTTGATCTGGGAGCCTTGTATTGGTCAAGATTATCATATAAGGAGGTCATGTCGCCGAAGAATTGGGATTCGGCTTTGGAGAACAGGACAGAGAATTCCATACATGCCAGGGACATGGCATGTGAAATGATGTTTCCGGTGCCGTTTTTATAAGTTCTAGGACTATTTTCGAGGGCTTCTAGGAAAGACTTTTTGGTTGGGTTGTCTGGTCCCACAAAGATATATTCGGGACCGTTTTTGGTTTCGGTCCAGAGTTTGCGGGCTTGATCTACCATTAGGGATTTGCCCGAGGCGGGCACCCCTGACAAAAGGACGAATAGATTTGGGTATAGTGGTCCCTTGTCCGTTTCGGTATAGACTCTTCGTTCTAAGGCACCGGCGATTGTGGTTATGGCGGTCCATAGTCGAAAGGATTGGGGGCTTTGAATGCCCTCGGTGTCCTTTACAAATGTATCTATCCAGTCCATGGATTTTACTTGTCTTTTGGCTCGAACAGGGCGTCAGTGTTGGCGGGTTGGTCTTGGTATTTGCCTTCATATGGGTTGTCGGTGTGAGATTCAAGACGAAAGAATACGACTTGGGCGATGCCGGTTCCGGCTTTTATGTGGATGGGTCCGGAACCAAAGTGCATGTTGATTTCTAGGCGTAGGATTCCGCGCCAACCGGGTTCAATCACTGTGGTAGCGTGTTCTATGTGAAGTCTGGCCCAGGTAGATTTGGAGAACAGGACACCCATTACGTCTGAGGGCATTGTGAATTTTTCGATGGCGTCTACGCGTACTGAGGATGAGGGCCATAGATGAATGTCTTGGGCAATTCTTAGGTCGTAGCCTGCGGGGCCAAGTCCATATGAAACGCCTTCGTATCGGGTTCTGGGTTCACATGGATCGAGAATTTTTAGGCGGCGGATTTCTTGGGCGGGTAAGATCATGTGTGGTACTCCTGGGGACGGGGAGCACCGGGTTTATCGAGGCCGAAGGGATTGATTTCTTTGCCTTGGCTCCATCTTAGGCCCTTATTTCTTCCGGTTTTGGCATCGGTTGGGACGCTAAATTTTCTGTGGCCGAGGTTGATTTCGACTTTTAGGTGGGATTGGATTGTTTTGATGAGGTCTTTTTCGTCATCGTTCTGGTGGAATTGGCCATATATAGCGTCGTGTTCTTGAGTGAGTAATTGTATTCTGGTTCCCATTTTTTTCCAACAACGCCATAGTCCTAGGTTTATGTCATCGGCGTTTGAACTTGCCTGCATGAAGGCGGCGGCTTGTCGGATTGTTTCGTCTGCTTCGGGCCGATCAAAAAAATCTCGTTGCCGCCCAAATATGTTAGTTAGGAATTGTTTTGTTTGGAGTTGTTGGGCGAGCCAGGTGTGATATTTTGGGATACATGGAAACGCGGTGAAGTATTTGGTTTGGAAATCTTTTACTAGATTGACGGGGATTCCTGTATGAATGCTTATGGTTGGGGGGCGGCCTAATATGTTTGTGGCGTGGGCTAGGATTTTGCAGGATTGGCGGTAGGTTTCTTTTGAGAAGGGGCGGTCTGCTATTTGGCGGTCTTGTTTTAGGTCTCCTGTCCACGGTAGATCTTTTTCCCATACCATCCTTGCCACGGCAGTATGACCGTCTCCACTTTCCAGGGCGTCGAGATAGGACCAATCTTCAAATAAGATTCCACAGTACAGACCGACCCATCGACTTTCTGCTTGTTCTTTATCAATACCAAATAGCCTCCATCCTCGGTCGGAAATAAACATTCTACGGACACTTTCCGTAACATTCTGCATATTTCCTCCGGTTCCGGTAAAGGATTTGGAGGAGGAAAATCGTCCTTCGTTTGTTCCGGCGATGTTAATGGATGTTCTAATTCTCCAGTCATCGTCTACCTCCATTTCGAGTTTTTCGAGTTGCTTTTTGAGATCACGGCAGGATAATATGGCCGCACATATGGGTCTGATGTGGGGGTATTTTAGTCTTAGTTTTTCGAGGGTTTCTTCGTTCATGGGGATCTTTTTTTCGCCCTTGTGGGATTTTTCGATGGGGGCGATCTTCATTAGGTCGTAGAATAAGGCTTTGATTTGGTGATGGGAATTGTAGTTCAAAGGACTGTCTGACAGGGCAAATGACCAAATGTCTAGGGCGTTTTTTATGCCGTCTAGGCGGGTTTTTATGTCTTGGACGGCGTTTTCGCGCTCCATTGGATCAATTAAAAAGCCACGGATCATCATTTCCATGACTGGGCCTTGGAGGCCCCGTTCCAAATTATATATGGGAGTTGTGTTTGGGAGGGTTAATAATTTTTCTAGGATTTTGTGGGTTCTGACGCAATCAAAGCCGTTGTAGATTTGGGGGTCGCCAACTTCTAGGTCTGTGTCGTGGGCGGCGATTAGCATTTTAGATTAGTCCTTTCTCCATTGCGAGCCATTCTGGTAGGGTTATGGTCCCGGAGTATTGGTCCCATTCACAAAGGGATTTGGGGAGCCAGACTGTTTCCTTGCCGTCATAGAATAAAAAGGCTCTTTCGGTTTCGTGGCGGAGTTCCCCGGCGATATCGACCACATCGGAATTGCCTTTTTTCATGTCCTAGGGTTCCTTTCGCCGGGGAAGTGGAGGTTTTTGGGTGGGCCACTTATTAGAGGAGGAGGAAATCTTCTATGAGGTTGTCTTCGGGTTTCATACCTTGGGAGGGTTCGAGCCAGAAGATTTCTTTGTCGTTCATGCGCGCCCATTTTAGTTCGCGCAAAGATGATTCGCCCAAATAATCATCTTTATTTAGCATCAACACGGCATCGGAATTGGTGATCTTTAATAGGTATCCGAGATCGAGGGTTTCTTTTTGTTCGGGGGTGTACCAGACCTTTTCGCCTTCGATGGAGGGGAATGTGGCCAGTGAATAAGCAATGTGGCCGGCGAGGCCGAGTTTTTTGTTCCATTCGTGCCATTCTTGTTCGGGTTTGGAAGAGCCGCAGATTGTGAATTTCATTTATTTGGTCCTTTCGGGTTTGTCGCCGCAGTTGTCGCATTTGGCATATGGGCCGGCTACAGGTCCAGCGCACTTGCGACAGGTCCACCCTATATAGGATTTTGAGGGTTTTGGATCTTTGTTTTCGGGCATTAATCGTCCCTCTTTAAGGATTCGCCCTTGCCGTACATGGTTTTCCATCCAAAATCTCCAACGTCTCCGTAGATGGAATTTAAGAATCCGAGACCTTTGAGCATTTCTGGAAAGAGCGCATGGTGAAGTAGCATTGTGTCGTGTTTCATGTTTTTGGGTCTCATTCCTGAACATAGTAAACGGTTTATATCATACAAGCCGTTTTGGAAGACTAATTCGGCCCCTGAACTGAGGCCGTGTTGGACCCATTTCCAGGCTAGGACTTCATGTTCGGGGGTGGGCCAATAGTTTTCTAATTGTCCATTTTCTTTGTTTCGGGTCATAAACGGAATGACAAGTCCTTGGTCGCCGGATCGGGCAAAACCTACCATAGATATCAGTTGCGCTAGAATGTTTCGGCCTTTGGGGGCATAGTTTTTCATTCGGGTGAGTTCGGCCTTAGAGTACAGGACAAAGCCACTTTCAATGTCACAAGTATAGCGTTGGGCGGGCACTGAGAACCATTTTTCTATGTCCTCTAGGGTAGGGTTGGTTTCGATCCAGACTTTGTTTCGGGTTATGGTGGTGGTTTGGGATTCTTTGTTGGCCTTTGTCAGATCTGACACTATGAGGGGACGTAAGGCCCAATCCCGCAATGCGGCGGGATGATATGTGGGGAGGGCTTTTATGGACCATTTTGTTTGGTGAACGGTTCCGCGCAGATCGGAGATTTTTGTTTGCCCTAAAATGGCCCAACATGCGGTATTTCCTAATGGAATTATGAGGTTTGGGCGCATTTGTTCGATTTCTTCCCAAAGTCTTTTTATGTGGTGGGAGTATTGGTTTAGGACGTAGAAGTTTTTCGCGCCCCGTTTGTAGGGGCCGAATTCTAGGTTTATATCGTCGAGTTTGTTGCCGAAAAAGAGTTCGATGTTGTCGCGTTCGGGGTGGGCTTCAAATACATTGGTTAGGGCCGCACCTGTATTTCTGGTTTTGGTCCAGAAATGGACCATTTCCAGAAATGAGACACCATTATAGGTGCCGCAAAAACTGCAATGGCCGAATGTGGTGGGGGATTTACAGTGGCGGCATTCGCGGGTGAGTGGGGGCCATAACTGCGCTTCGCCGCCCATTCGGGCCAATTCCTGGCCGCTAGTTCCTACAAACGCATGTTTGTAGTCGTTTTCGTTTTTGCCCCAGGCTTCGCCAACCAACAATACACGCATTGTAATGTCCTCATAGGAATAGATTTTGGATTATGTGTTCTTTCTTTTTGCGTTTTCGGGAATTTAGGATTCGGAGGGCATGGTTTGGGGTTTCGGCTAGGGCAATTTCGGGGTCGTGTAAATGTTCGGTGACTACAATGGCAATGTGGACTTCTTTGTCTGAAATGTTGAATTTTTGGGCGGTCGCCCTTTGGGTATGGCTTGGATTTTGTCGCAGGCGCGACTTATGGTATTTGTAGATTTTGCGGATTTGGGCCGTGAGCATAGGGGTGTCTTTCTTGTGTCTTTTGAGCCATTCAGATAGTTCTAGCCCCAGAAAGAATTTAATCCTTCTGGGGCTGAACCTTTTTGTTTGGAGCTTTGCTCCTGTTTATTCGCGGTTATCGCGGGTAATGGAGACCATCAGATTGTATTTGCGCTTTGTTCCGTCGGCGTTGGTGGAGGTTTCGCTGTCCTCGACGCCAATTCCGATCATGACGTTTTTGCCGCGCATTTCGTTGATGCACTCGTCCATCGGTTTTGTCGGGGGAAAGCCCATGTTCTCGAAAAAGGTACGGTTCATGGGCATTGCGCCGGGGGTAATCCAAATGACGGATGGACCGTTGGGGAACCTCCGATTGGGGAACTCGTAATCGGAGAGGTTGTATCCGGCCAATTTTGATTGGTCCAGATCGGGACCGGCCTCTGTGGGCTGGACGAAAAAGGCGTAGTATTTGGTCCCTTTCTTGGAGGAATTTCCTTCGTCAATGTCCACAACTTTGCCGTAGTAGTGGCCCATTGGCAATGGTTGGCGGGATTCCCAATCCCCGATCGGCTTCCTCAAAAGGTCGCGGAAGTCAGGAACGTCAACACTAGAAACGTCACTCATGATGTGTGTCCTTGATTTTAGGTTTCAGTTCTTGTGTCGTAGGTTTAGGCTAGGATAGGCAGGTTTTGGATGTTTCTCCTTTTTTTATAATTTGAGTGGCGCGGGACGACCTGTGTTTTGGGCCGCCGATGGTAGGCTTGTGACATTGGTTGTGGCTCGTGGGGCAGATACTTGACCCAATTCTTTGACGAAATCTTGGGGTAGGGGTTTGCCATTGAGTTGGGAAAAGATTTCTGCCAAGCCTGTGGATATGTCATATGAATCTTCCAGCCACGCACTTCTTTTACATATAACTCTATCGACGGGTTTTGTCCAGATTTTTCTTGAATCCCCCGTTGCGTTTGAGCGGACGGCAAATACGTTGTTGAAGTATTTGCCCATTCGCGGGGATAGGGCTTGGCCTATGGCATCTGGGAGGCCGTCAGGATCAGAACTTCGTCCTGAACGGTTGATTTCACTTGGGGATTGGGCAAATCCTCGTGATTCATCGACCCAGGTTATGTGGCAGACTATGATTATGTTGCATTTGACTGAGGCCGAAAATAGAACCTCTAATAATCTTCGGAGCCAGGCTTGGGCGCCGCCTATGTCGCGTTGGTGGTCAAATCCGTCTTCTATTGCGCCTAATCGGCCATTTATTCCCTGATGGTAATAATAGGCATAACGGGCCATTGTGGAATAGGTGTCTAGGATACAGATTGTGTCTGGCCCCCAGGAATAGACCGAGCCTAGGTCTTGGTCTTGGTCTTTCCAGTTTTGCAACAGATCGGTGACTTTTAGCCATGCCTGGGAATTGGACGGGGCTAATACTCTTTCTTTTGTTGTTTTTAGGATTCGCCCACCAGGATCTTTGTGGACCCTATCTACGGTCGAGAGGGTCATTTCTTGATCGACAGGAATGAATGAGGATTGCCCCAAATCAATGTCATGTTTTTGAATAAAGTTATAATAGGGAAAGTGGTCCCGGTCGAGGAGTAAATTTTGGAGGGTGTCAATTCCTTTGTCTGCGTCTAGGAGACGCAGTTTGTAGCCGGCGGCGGCAAGTGAAGCAAAGGAACCTGTTTTTCCTGATCCCTGTCTCCCAAGGTAGATCAGTTTGACGGGTCTTTGGGTGGTTTGGTCGTTTAGTGGGGGCATTGGTTTTAGGCCCTTTCTAATGTTCTGGGTTGAATTGGATCCCATACTCTGCGGTTGTAATTGTTGTCTAGAAGGATTTGTCTCATGGATATGTCTGCGGCACATACTTCGCGGTAGGGGCAGCCGTATTTGATTTCGCCAGTTTTGGGGTCTTGGTGGGGCTGGCCACATGCCTTGTCGTTTCGGGGCCAATAGTTGTTTTTGGCATAGGTTTCGGCGTGGGAGATCCAAATCCAGGTGTCGCGGAGCCATTCGTGGAGTTGTTCGGGCGTTCGGTGGATTATGCCGCGTTGGAATTTGGTACTGTTTACTAGAATTTGGGCGGCGTCAATAATCATGGTTGTGACGGGTTCGTCTAGGATTATTCCACCGGCCAACATATAGGCCGAGACTTGATTGTCTGGGGAGAACCGCGCAAAGAAGGATTGGTTGATGGAAAATTTGGTGGTTTTTTTGTCTACTATTGCGTTTTGGCCTTCGAATTTGACAAGTTTGTCAATGTGGCCGCACAGGAGAAAGGGTTCTCCCGTTAGGGCGGATTGGCACCCAAGCTCAATTCTGAATGATAGTTCTACGGCGGGCTTTCCGTCGTGAAGAATTACGGTTTCTAAAGGATCGTCCTTGAATTGGTCCAAGTACCAGATAATACTTCTGATTAGGGTTCCGCGGTTTTTTACGGGGTTATCGGATGGCCAGGGACGGTTTAGGTCTTTGCGCCATGTCCGCATTAGGGTATCGGTTACGGTTTTTTCGACGGCCGATTTGTAGTCTAGACCCTCGGCTTTTAAATGGTCGTACAGTTCAAAGGCATGGTGGTATTCGCCGCCAAAAATAAAATGTACGTTTGTTTCTCGCGGTTCATACCCATCAATGATGGAGTATTTGTATTTTTGGGGGCAGAGTTTTAATTCTCCTAGAGAGGTCTGGTCCCATGAAGTTTGGAGGGTGGGAAGTTCGGGACTGAACGAGAGGTTGCGGCGTTCTGGACCTTCTAGGTCCAGGTCGTCGTTTGAGGGTTCAAATTCTGTGTCTGTAGTCATTTTGTGTTGTGTCTTTCTATTCTTCGTCTATCTCGACTAGGAGATCCAAGGGGGTTATTTGGCGTTTGACGGGGGTTCCGCCGGAGGATTTTCTGGCCCGCGTAGTGCCGACGCCTAGTTGTACCTCTAAATTGTGTTTGGTTCGCAGGGACCAATAGTATTGGACGAGTTTTTCTATATCTTGGGGGTCTGGGACTTGGTTGAGGGATAGGGCTCCAGTATCTATGCGGTTTATCAATTCGTCTAAGGCCATTGGGTCTATTTCATCCAATGGTGTAGATAGCCCTTCCTCGTGTCTGAGAGAGGATTCTAACATGAGTTTTAGGGCGTCTTTGGGAGTGTTTATGGGGATTGCGCCGTCGGCGCGGGGCAATGGTTCTGGTTTTTGGATGGTCATGGTGTGTCTGTGTCCTTGTCTAAAAGGTCTTCTATGGGTGGGAGTTTGCCTTTTAATTGCTCTCTTTTTTCTCTTAGGTTTTTGACTAGTTTGCGGATGGTTTCCGAAATGAGACGTTCATCTCCTAGTTCTCGTTTGAGCCATTCATAATCGTCAAGATCCAGACGAATATGAATTCTGTGCAAGGGAGCGTCTGCAATTCGGGGCATTTATTTATTGGGTTTTAACGAGCCATAGTCTGTGGTCAGGGTCGGTGGGACATAATTTAATTTGGATTTGGTTCAGTTCAATGTCGCCAAGTTCTTGGCGAAACCTATAGAGGATTTGTCTGGCCCGAAGTGAAGGCGTGACGACGCTTTTTCCTTCGTCTTGGTTTATTTTTACTTGGATTCCTAATGGACTTTCGAGGGCTTGGCGAAGGACACTGGTGGCTTGGTTCTGCAAGATGGTCATTGTGTCTGTCCTTTATTCCTCTATTAACTCGTCTAGGTTGAAGGTGAGGGTTTCCTTTTCTTTTTCTTTTGGTAAGGGTTTTGGGGGTTTCTTATCGGGGTTTAGTCCTGGCAAGATTCCGGTAGGGTCTTTGGAGAAGTATTTTTGGACGAAGAGTTCGGGGTCGTTTGAGAATTCTTCTAAGGTTTGGGCTAATTGTTCGTATGAGGAGTAAATGGTGAAATATTTGCCACTAAATCTATTATCTTCTAATGGAAGCATCATTTGGAGTTCTATTGTGCCGTTTTGGCATGGCCAGACGTAAAACCTAGGGATGGTGACGTGGCCTGGCAAGAATGCAGGTTTGTGGTAGATTTTGGGTCGTTCTGGATCGTAGAGTTTCATTTTCTTAGGCTACTTGAGAGGATGGTTTGAATAGGATTTGGGGGCGTTTAAAGACCTTTACGGTTCGGCCTTGGACTTTTGTTGTGAGGTTTTGGCCCAAGTTCTTGAGTCTTCGATTGTTGTTTATGGCAGAACGGAACAGTTCTGCCTCTCGGGGGGAGGATAGTTCCACTTCTGAATGGCCGTTGGTTTCGGCCTCGTCCAGTAGGGTTTTGATGAGGTCAAAGTCCCATTGCATTTTGGGATACCTTTTGTTGTTGGTGGGGTTAGAGATTTTCTAGGGAATGCTTTAGGGCGTCTAAGAAGTCTTTTTTTTCCATTTTTAGGTGCTCTCGGGCTACGAACCAGGAAATTCCTGTAAAGGTGGCAATCATTTCGGGGATCAGAAATGCAGGTTCGATGTCATTTTTGTATTTGTTTTGAATTTCGATCCATGTATCGGCTACGTCAGATCGTAAATTTTTGATTTTTTGGGGGGACATTTTGGGCATTTTAATGGAGATCCTTTGATATGGCGATGACTATGATGGCGATTAAGATGAGGGCAATGATAAAGGCGCTTGCTAGGGCAATTGTTTCGGGGGTGAATTGTTTTAGTTTTTGTTTTAGGTTCATTGTTCTTCGAGTTCTTCTTCGAGTTCTTTTAAGGTTTGGGTGACATAAATCATGCGGCCATCTTTTACTATATAGACTAAGCTGTTTTGGGTGGTTCCGTATGAGGAAATGGAGGATTTTCTGGCCCTTTGCGAGAGGCCAGATTCCTGTATTGTTATTGTTAGCCATTCAGACATGGGTTTAGGGTTTTTGGGGCCAGTTTTGGCGGAGCCATTCTTGGAATGAATCTACGTCTGCTTGGGCCATTGCACGTTCTGCGGGGCGGCCCGTTTGGTGTTTTGTAAGATATTCTTTACTATAGTTGAACATCCACTCTAGGGTTCTTAGGTGGTGTGGGGGAAGTTCTGGGACGGTTTTTGTTTTCATTGGGCGATCTCTACTCTTGGGCCGCCATTTGCGCCTACGGTGAATTTACCTTGGCACATTTTGAAGGGTTGGAGTTTTTGGGCGATTTCGCGCGGAATGTAACCGAGCATCCAGTTTTCACCAGGGGAGAGGATTTCCTCTGCGCTGTAGCCGTAGGGCTGACTTAGGCTATGGAGTTCTTGGGCGGCATTTTGGGGGATGTGTTCTGATTTGAGCCAGATGGCAATTGCGTTGGGGTCGTATTCGTTTTCGGGTTCAGGAATTAGATCTAGGGGGGTTCCTGTGGGCAGGATGGCCAGGATGGCCTTGGCGGGCCTGTGGAAATGAGCGCCTACGATTGGATATATCATTGTGTGTGAGCCTGATCTGAGGTTGTCGGATTGGTGGTTTCGGGGCATGGTGGGTTAGGGGGTTTTGGTTTCTTCTTCGTCATCTTCGTCTTCAAGACCTTCGTTTTCGTTTTCGAGGTCTTGGATATAGTCCTCTACGGTATCTTTGAGGTATTGGGCGAGGTCTTTTTGGATTTCGTCTGTGTCTAGAGTAGGGTTGTCTTTTAAAACGGTTTGGGCTAGGTCGAGGTATTCTTTTTCAAACATTTGAATCTCCAATTGGGAATTGAAACTTAGGAACTGGGAATTAGAGTAGGAATGGGACTAGCATATTAGCACGGATAGGGTTCGCGGCCCCTGCGACATTTTGACGCATGGTGTTGTGGGCCGCATCTACTCCTCATTTTCTAGTCTTTATTTCCTAATTCTTGTTTTGTGCGTCTTAGTTGTTCTTCCCAGCATAAAGAATGGAAGATCCAATCGGCGATTAGAACATAGGATGGGTGGGCGAGGCAGCCGTTGGGGGTCCAATACGAGGTGACAGGTTTCTCGCAATGTGGACATAGAGAGGTTTCGGATTCGATCTTTGGATCAGAGTTTTGAGGCATGGATTGGGATTCCTTATTTGGCAAGGTCTAGGTCAATGGTTACGGTTTCTTGGGGTTCATGAAGTTCGCGGATTAGTCTTATGGTCGGGTCAGATCCACTATTGTACTCTTCAGATTGGGCGCGCGACTCTTGGAGGTAGATTTGGGCGTCGTTTTTGGTTTTGAACGGTCCCCAGAAATAAGTTTGGTGGTTGGGGGTCGTGAATTGGCAAATGTAAAGCATTAGAGGGCCTCTAGAAGAGAACTACAATTAGCCAAATGAATAAGGACGTGAAAAACATTAGAATTATGGCTAGGAAGTGAGGGAAGGAGTACATTTGAAGCCTTTTTAAAAGTGGTTGATGACTAGGCAAAAGAATCCTATTAACATGAAGATTACGATTATTATTATGCAGATTAGTTCTCCGAGAGTTATCAATTTTTGCCTCTTTTGCTGGCCGCCGCTTCGCGGCGGGGTGCCGGTCGCGAAAGATACCTTGGAAATTTGATCTTTCCACCGGCTGACGGGGTTTTTAATCCTGGGAGAGGAAGGACACTGGCCGTCTGGTCCTATTCCCGTTCTCTACAAACGCCACACAACAAAAAACGTTTGGAAAACGGGAATCTGAAATGGAAATGGGATCATTGGTTTGGGTCTTTGTCTTGGAGGTGGTATTTGCCAATGGGTGGGTTAAAGGTCATGAATTTTAGTTCTTCGTGGTTGGGGGTCTTTAATCGTTTTCCCCTATAAATGTTTCCGTTTAGGATGTGAATGAGGTCGTCGTGGTCATAAGATAAGATTCTTATGTCGTTACAGTGGATCATTATTAGGTCTTGAAGAACTCGGCACAGGGGTGTGGTTGGGTCGTTTATGGTTCCACATTTGGATTTGTCTGTGATTATTATTGTGGCGGACATTGTACCGCTGTCTGGTTGGTTTGGATGGTAGGGTGTGACTAAAAGACCTGATTGGTTGGGACGGTCTTGGGGATTTCCTAGGCCCTGTAACCAGCCACATTTATAGGTTTCGCAGGCTTTGGGCCGGTCCTCATAAATAGAACAGCGGGTTTCAGCGCCTAATGATCCGTCTAGATGTTTGCAATGTTGGCCCGGAAACTTCTTTAATTCACTGATGCCTAGGTATGTACAACAGGCATAGCAGGGGCCGCATTTTCGGGAAAGGATTTCTGTTTTTCGGTCTTGGGGGGTCATTTTTAAGGGCTTTCTATGAGATCGTTTAGTTTGGCTTGCAGCGTCGTGGCGCTCTTCGCTTCACGTACTGCAGCGTAAGCCATGCGATCAAATTGTTGGCTACGCGCG